TGCCTTCTGCGTTTCGCCCTATGGCGTTGAACCCGGTCACGATTGAGCCGGGCTTTTTTCTCCTCTTTGGTTTCGCTCATGCCTCAACACCTTCTAAAACTGCTTGAGCTTCTTTCTTGGCTCGCTCAACTTCAATTTCAGATAAGTTATCAGCAAACAATTGTGCATCTTTGATTGCTCTTTGAGCTTGCTCTTCTGTCGGTGCTGAAATCGCAAGTTTCAGTGCCAAAACAAGCGCATCGTAAAAATTATCAATCAGTATTGATTTCATGAGTTCGCCTCCAAAACTTTTTCGAGGTCAGCAATGCGCTGCTCAAGCTGCGCTATATTCTTTTCGTGACCAGATTCGTTATCGAGTGCGTGGAGGTGCCAATAGAGATTGTCTAGTTCGTGGTTAATCCTATCTATCATTTGTGCTTTGTCAGTCATACAATTTTTCCCCTTGATTTATTTAAGTTACAAGGATGATAATGCATCATTACATGTAACGCAAGTTATTTAGTGCAATTAAATCGGTCATTTTTTTGCACCAAGTTTGGCGCAGTTAATTACGCATAATTATTTGCGTGTCAGTATCGTGATACCACTTTTTTAGTATCGTGATACCAGTTAAAAATAAGCCCTACCCCTACCCCTAAACCTACTCTCGCTCCTACCCTTACGCCTATCCCTATACCCCCCCCTACCCAAAAACGTCTATAGCCCTTTGTTTATGTACGTTTCAAGAGAAGTGCTTGGCAAAGAAAAAGGTTTGCAACACGTTTTTTATAGTGTAAGGTATGTGAAGGTGCGACTGCTGACTCTTTCCCCCTTGAGGGAGTCTCAGCGTACCGGTGCATGAATCACCTTTTCATTGATGACATGACGCGGGGAATGTTTTTACTTTCTATCTCCCTCCCCGCTGATTGTTTCGGGAATCCCATGACTAGACGAGTCGAAAGAAAACTAAAGAAAATAGCGAAGTCTCTTAACAAGGCAAGCCGGACTCATAAGGGGCAAGCCAGAGAGATCACTAAGATCGTTAAGAAGAAAGCCAAGGCAAGGCGCAGGAAATGAGTAGACGCATCCTTATTGACCCTCACAGGAATAGTTCACAAAATCGGAGCTATGGACAGAACGTTACAACTGAAATGCTTTACAAAGTTGATTTCAGTAATGCAGCATCAGATCAGAGTACATCAGTTTCAGGAGTTACGGCCGAAAGCAAAGGCAGACAAGGAATCACCCTCACAACTCCCTCAGTTAGTTCAAACGTGGCGAGTTTCTATGCAAGCTCGGCTCATTCCGGGGATGGCGTGATAAAAGTGACTGCGACTTATGCCAACGGAAAGAAAGACGCCAGCTTCATCAAAGTGAAGGTAAACAACCCAACAGACCATAGACACTTCTAATGACAGAAGAACTCAAGGGCAGAATTGAGATATTAGAACAGCAGCGAAACGATGCAATGAACCAATGCGTTTTGTTGGGCGGCCAGATCAAACAGATGATTGAACAGATTGAAGCATTATCGAAGAAGTTAAAGGACTCAGAAGATGGCAATGACGAGAGCGCAGACGAATCGGAAGATCAGACAGGATAGTCTGCGAGAACAACTTGCGAACCAGAAGCACATTGAGCAAGTCGTTGAGTCTATTAAAAAATTAGAGGAGCTGGACACTGAAATGGACAGTGTTTCAGTAAGTCGGATTAAAGGAGCAATCGACAGCAGGATCAAGCTCGTAAGCAAGTACCTCCCTGACCTCAAGAGCATTGAGCTTTCTGGAGACGAAGATTACCCAGTGCAAATAGCCGCCTATGAAATCCAATTTAGCGACACCCCTGAAACGTAGGGTTCCGACAGCATTCAAAGAACTGTACGAGCCTCACAGGATCAAATGCTATTGGGGAGGTCGAGGAGCCGGGAAGTCTGTACAGATGGCGTCAGCCCTTTTACTAAAGGGAACGGAAACCCCGAAAAGAATTTTATGCGCCAGAGAGATCCAGAGATCAATCAAAGATTCTGTTCATTCTCTCCTCGCATCAAGGATCGAAGCCCTTGGACTTGAAAGGTTCTACGAAGTAACTCAGAACGAGATTCGTGGAGTAAACGGCACGACGTTTATATTTACCGGACTTCTTGCGAATATCCAATCAATCAAGAGTATTGATAACATTGACCTTTGTTGGGTGGAGGAGGCGAGTTCTGTTAGTGAGAACTCTTGGAGGACTTTGATACCTTCGATACGAAAGCCTGATTCAGAGATATGGGTGAGCTTTAATCCAGAACACAAGACAGACGCAGCGTACCAGAGATTTGTTCTGTATCCACCAAACAATGCGATGGTCAAGAAAGTCAGCTACCGGGACAATCCCTACTTTAGTCAAACGACTTTGCCAGAAGAGATGCAAATCCTCAAAGATCAAAACGAAGAGGAATATCTCCATGTTTACGAAGGAGAGCTAAAACAATTCGTTGACGGATCGATCTACAGAAAGCAACTTCAGCAAGCTAGAGATGAGGGCAGGATTTGCTGGTTTCCTGTCGAAAGCCTTGAGGTGCATACATTTTGGGATCTCGGCCGGAACGATTCGACTGCAATATGGTTCATGCAAGCGGTGGGAAAGGAGTTGAGATTTATTGATTACTATGAACACCGCCTAGTGGACTTAGATCACTACGCTCATGTACTCAAGGAAAAAGGCTATCTCTACGGAACGCACTATTTGCCTCACGATGTTGAGGTGATCTCGCTTGGAAGTAATAACCGAAGCAGAAGAGACATCTTGGAAGGCTTAGGAGTGCATCCGATTACGACTGTTCCAAGGATTGCAAGCGTTGAAGACGGTATAGCGATGGTGCGAGATAAATTTAAAGCTTGCTGGTTCCATGAAAATTGTGAAGAAGGTTTAGAAGCTCTCTCAAACTATCAGTACCAGTTTGACGAAAAACATGACACATTCAGAAAAGTGCCTTTACATAACGCAGCAAGCAATGGGGCTGACGCCTTCAGGATGTTTGCACAAGCATTTGAAGAAGATACTTACATTCAAGAACTTGACTTTGCAAGTGAGTGGTGATGAAAAGAAATAGCGAACAACAAAACGAGATCGTCAAAGAAGCGTTAGAACGCTTTGAAACTGCGTCCGATGGATGGAGCGATATCTATGAGCAATCCGTAGCGGATGTGTCGTTTATCGATGACGATGAAGGTCAGTGGGAGGATTCAGTCCGAGAATCACGACACAATCGTCCTTGCTTAACTTTTGACAAGCTCTCTGCATCCGTTGACCGCGTTGTTGGCGGCCAGATGGCACAAATGCCCTCAGTCAAAGTCAGAGCTGCTGAGGAGGGCGATGAGGACATAGCTGAAGTCTACCAAGGGTTGATACGTCAAATCGATCAGAGAGGCATACAAGCCTTTAAAACGGCATTTAAGTTTGCGGTTAAATCTGGTTGGGGTTGTCTACTGGTAGATCACGATTACATCGATGACGTTTCTCTGGATCAGGACATCATCCTCCGAGAGATCAAAAATCCTTTTTCTGTACTGCTTGACCCAATCATCCAAGCGCAACACGTTCAAGAGGCTCGCTTTGGCTTTATGTTTGAAGACATGGAGCGTAAAGAATTTGAAAGGCTTTACCCAGATGCAGAGTCTTATCCCGGTGAAAGCGACTTCACTACAACTGGCAATATGGATTCATGGGTAAGCGAGGACTTTGTACGAGTAGCTGATTACTTCAGAATCGTGAACGAAGAGAGAACGCTAGTCCAACTGTCAGACGGACGAGTCCTAGACTTGGAAGAAGTGCAACCAGTTAGAGACGAGTTGAATCTGAAAGGCATCACATTAGGCAAGACCAGAAAGGTTCAAAAGCGAAAGCTAGAGCGATTCAAGATCAGCGGCATGGAGATACTTGAAGAGGTTGAGTGCGTTGGAAGATTCGTTCCTCTTGTCCCGATGTTTGGTAAGACTTCCAATATCAACGGTCGGTACATCACAAGAGGCATTGTACGCAAAGCTAAGGACGCTCAGAGGCTTTATAACTACTCCAGAAGCGTAGCGGTTGAGGTCACAGCCCTTACTCCTAAACAGCCTTACTTCGTAACGCCTGCAATGATTAAAGGGCATGAGTCCAAGTGGAAGAACATGATGGTTTCAAATGACCCAGTTCTTCAGTTTAATTTTGACCAAGGGCAGAAACCCTATAGAGAATCCCCAGCACAAGGATCACCCGGACTATTGCAAGATGCTCAGTTCGCAGCCGAGGACATCAAAGCAACCACCGGGATATTTGATGCAAACATAGGACAACAAGGCCAAGAGACGTCAGGCGTAGCAATAGGAAGAAGACAGTTTCAGGGCGAGATGTCTAACTTTGAGTATCAAGATCAGTTAATCGACTCAATGGAGTTAGCTGGTAGGATTATGATCGACATGATCCCTGCCGTGTACGACACCGAAAGAACAATTAGAATCATAGGCGAGGACGAGCGAGAGGAAACGGTCAGCGTTAACAAGACTTTGATGGACGCTCAGACCGGGACATTCGTTAAGACAATGGACTTGAACGCAGGAAACTACGACATCAAGATCGCAAGCGGCCCATCGTTTACAACTCGCAAGCAAGAAACAGCAGAACAATTGTCCTCAATGATCTCTCAAAACCCTGCCATGAGTCAGTTGGTCGGAGACATTCTATTCCAGAACCTTGATCTAGTGGGAGGCGATGAAGCAATCAAACGCCTCAGAAGCGCAGGAGTGAAAGCAGGAATCATAGAGCCTAACCAAGAGGAGGCCGTTGCACTTCAGTCTCAGATACAGGCAAGCAAGCAATTAGAACAACAAGCAGCGCAGTTAGAACTTGCACTCAAACAAGCAGAAGTAGCAACAGAAAGAGCCGAGGCAATCGAAAGAGAAAGCAAAGCATCGATGAACACGGTGAAAACAGCGGTCGAGCAAATGAAGCTCGCAGAAGCTCAGGAAGACTTAGAATCTAAACAGATTGCTCAGATGAGGTTACGTCAGTCGGTAGGGCTACCAGTTATTTGATAACCACTCTCTACCTGATTAGTAATTTAGCATGGTATCACTTTAAAGACTTTAACGGTGATTACCAAATAGATGCGTGTTTAGGTACTAAAGCGCATATTGAGAAGAACTTTAAGGTCAAGGGCGTTTGTTTATCAAAGTGGGACGATATTCTTATCCTCGACAACAAGGTATATTTTAATGGCAAAAAAAGATCCCAGACTTACTAGGGCAGGAGTCACAGGATTCAACAAACCTAAGCGAACACCTAACCACCCGAAGAAGTCTCACATTGTTGTAGCGAAGCAAGGCGATAAGATCAAAACGATTCGATTTGGACAACAAGGAGCCTCAACTGCTGGCGCACCGAAGAAAGGCGAGAGTCAAGCCATGAAGAACAAAAGAAAGTCTTTCAAAGCGAGACACGCAAAAAACATAGCAAAGGGCAAGATGTCAGCAGCATTTTGGTCGGATAAGGAGAAATGGTCGTGAGCCTCTATAAAAACATTCACAAAAAACGCAAGCGCATAAAAGCAGGATCAAAAGAAAAAATGAGAAAGCCGGGAACTCCAGGCGCACCAACTGCCGCAGCTTTCCGTAAAGCAAAGAAAACCGCAAAGAAACCTAAATACGACAAATAAGGAAATCATTATGCCAATGGTAAAAGGTAAGAAGTTCCCTTACACGAAAGAAGGAATGAAAGCAGCTAAGAAAGCTCGCAAGGGCGGCAAAAAGAAAATGAAAAAAGGTGGATACGACAAATGAATCAACCTATGAACCGAACCCCGGCTCAAGACTTGGTTATGTCTCGCAGAGAAACACCGGGAACAGGCGCAGCAGGAGCTAGAGCCTTAGCAGGGCAGATGGATAGACCAAACATGGCTTTACCCTCGTCAACGCCTCAAACAAATATGCCTGAGCTACCTATGAATCCTATGCAAATGGTGACAGGTAAGGACGGCAAGAAATACCAGATCGTAATTGACCCCAGCACAGGCTTACAAACTTTCATTCCCTATCGAGAACCAACAAGTAGAGGAATGGGGCAGATGCGTGGAATGGGCGAGATGCGTGGTATGGGACAGATGCCCGGAGCTTCTGGACAAGGCGGCAGGATGGAGCGCATACAACAACTCGCAAGTCGTATGGGTCAGATGCAAGGCCAGAATCCGACTAATCGTCTAAGTAGTCTACTCTCTGCAAGTGGCTAATCAACTTGCTCCCAGAATGGAACGCAGGGGCGGTGGTGGTGTAAACCGTCTCCTAGGCATCATCGAGCCAGCTATGACAGTTGGTTCTGCAATTGCTGCTGAGGTTCCTGCCCTTGCAGTTGGTCTAGCTTCTCTTAACACAGTGGAAGACAAGCTAAAACCGTTCAGCGAAGCAGTATCAGCCGCAGACGAAGTTAGAGAGATGCTTACCTATAACCCTCGCTCAATGGAGGGTCAGGCAGGGATGCAGTCTCTCATAAACTCTGTTAGTCAAATAGCCGACACAGTTGGACTTGATACAGCCTTTCAAGTCTTGAACGAAGAGATCATTCCCAGAGTACAAAGCACACTAGGCGAAGACGCTGCGAGAGAGCTTGGCTCAATGGTGATGATGATCCCGGCTGTAAGAAGATTGCCAATGGACACCGCCTCTCGGATGCAAAGAGCGAAAGAAATGGGCTTTGATGACGAGCCTTTGTATATTGGTAGCACCTTTGACATTGAAGAACTTGATTTAGAAAAAATGTCTCCTGAAGGTTACATAGGACGAGCAATCTACACCACGACCTCGCCTGATGATGCAAGTATAAATTACGCAGGAGAAGGGCCAGATTTAACCAACAAAATACAACTTAGAGCCGAAAGAATCGCAGATGAAACTGACAGAAATTACGATGACCCTGAAGTTTTAGAACAAGCAAGAAGCGAAGTAAAAGGAGAAAATTTAGGCGTTATCTATCCTATGATGGGAAGATCAGAAAAGGTTTTTGACATAAGAACATACGGAGATAACCCAACTCTTAGCTACAAACAACCAGAAATGGATTTTAAAGATTATTTAGATGAAGCAAAAGACGATTTATATTACAGAGGAACTAGTGAATCAGATTTTGACACAAAAGCAGAATTTGACGAGGTACTAGAAGACAGAGCTAGAGAGCTTGCTTTTGATGATAGTTTTAATTTTGAACCAGAAGGCGAGTTAGTAGATTTTTTGCAAGCAATTCGCAGAGATGACAGAGTGTCAAACGAGGACTATGAACAATTAGTTCAAGACATTGGAATGAGAGCCTTTGATAATGAAGGCATATCAGCGCAGGATCTTAACAGGGTGATGAGAAAGGCTAACATTGAGTCTTTTCTTGACGGAAAACTTTTAAACTTTGATGTATTTCGTAATGCTTTGCAAGAGGCAGGGTTTGACACAATCAAGATGGATGCTGATACGTTTAAAATGGAAGGCGTAGAAGGCGCAGAACATAGAATCTTTCTCAAACCTGAACAGTTACGATCTATCAACGCAGAATTTGATCCAGAAAAAAAAGACAGTTCAAACATATTATCAAGCATCCTAGATCAAAGATTTAGGAACATAGCTTAATTCGGTTTAACGCACCGTAAAAGCGTGGGCTTACTTGCTGCCCTCTGAGCAAGGTAAACATTCGTGGAGACGTACTCATATGGAAACTGATGCA